CCTCCAAGGCGTCCACTTGAACGCTATGAATTTCTCCATCTTAAAACCCTCCCGCTATAACATATGGATCAAGCAGGCAGTCCACAAATGACCGCCCGAACTCATTGAAGTTCGCGCCCACGGCGAAACTCTCCCGCTGTTCGTACAGCGTCCCGATCCGCACCAGCATCCACTGGCGGATCGGTTCCGGGAACCTCTCGGCGGGATAGCCCGCCCTCACCGTCAGCACGGTTTCCCCCTGCGGGAAATCCGGGCCGGGGATGAAGGCCGCTCGCAGCGGCGATTCCTGCGGCGACAGGCCGGACGGCGTGAAACCGTACAGCCCGGCATCCACCGCCTCGCCACCCACGGTCACGGACGCCACCGCCATGCAGGGCACGAGGGGAAGCCGGAACGGGGACGTCAGGGGGCCTGTTTCGACCTCCCAGACGGATTCTCCGAATACGCGGCGGGTGACGCCCTCCCCCTGCTGGCGCGCCGCCGTGATCAACACCGTCAACAGGGCATCATCCTCCACGGCTTCGGCGCGGGTGTGCAGCCTGGCCATTTCAAGCGTGACGGGTTCCGCTGCGGGCGGCGTGATCAGGCGTACAGTCATGGCTAGGCCGCCGCGCCGTGCTGGAAGAACTTCACGGCCTGCGCATCCGTCAGGACGCCGCCCGAGCGCATGAAGGCGAGGAACCCCACCTGCCCCTTCTGTGCAAACGCGGAATCCGCAAAACGGTACATGGTGATGCCCATGGCGTCGCGGATGACGTACTTGGAGAAGTCACCGAACAGCACGGACTTGGCCGTCGCCGCCATTGCCGGGACGGACTGGTTGATGACATACCGATAGCCAAGGATGCTCGCGGGTTCCTTCACATCGATGCCGGGAAGCCACAGGGGTCGGCCTTGCCCGTCCTTCAGCTTCTTGATCGCCTTCAGGGTGGTGTCGGCAAACATGAAGGCGCACCGCCCCCCTTCGCGGTAGGCGGGATCAAGGCTGTGCTCCAGTTCCACCAGATCGTCGTAGGTCACGGAATCGACCTGCGCCTTCGCGCCGGTGACGCCGAGCGTGGCGCCGGTCAATACGCCGGAAGGCTGAGAACTGCCCGTTCCAACAGTAAAGTGCTTGTTCGTGATGCGTCCGATGCGGGTGATCAGACGGTTGTTCACGAAGGCCTCAATGTCCGCGTTGGAGTCCTGAAGCAGTTCGATGGGCACCGCGACCGTCTTGGAACTGTACTTGTGCACCCCGAGATTCACGACGCCGAACGAGGGATCGGCAGCTGTCGCCGCCGTGTTTTCGCCGAGGATTTCCCCTTCTTCGGTGGTGCCGTCGCTGGTGGGCATGGTCATGGGCACGCCGGTGGCCGTGCTGATCACGGTAGCCACGGAACGCATCCCGCCGAACGCCTTCAACGCCTCAATGATGGTGCCGGAGACTTCCGTGGGTACGGTATACCCGCCCTGCGCATCCGTCCCGGTGCTCATGGTGTTGCGGACGGCGGCCCAATCATCGGGCGTCAACGCCTGCGGGCCGTTCCGCATCCACTTGTCATAAAGGGCGTTCGTCGTGTTTTCCCGTTCGTCGCGGGGTTCCCCCGTCAGACGGTCGGCTTCCATCGCCAGCGCCTTTTCATGGCGGGCAATGGCATCATCAAGGGCGGAAATCTCGCTTTCCAGCGCGTCAAACTGGTTGGCCGCTTCCTCCGGGATACTTTCGGGATGCCTGTCCAGAAGGTTCCGGTACTCGCGGGCCTTGGCCGTGCGCTTCTCGCGCAATTCCTGAATGCTGCTCATGCAAAAATCTCCTAGTGCCGGGTCACGGCAAGCAGGCGGGCGGTACGCTCGTACCGTTCGCGGTTCTGAGGGTTGATGGAAGCCGCCACGGCCGGAACAACCGGAGCGTTGGCGTAGACGGAAAGGTTCCAGTCGGCCTGTGCCTTCGGAGCGGCTTCGGCCACGCGGTCGGCAAAACCGCGCTCAACGGACTCTCCGGCGGAAAACCACGTTTCGGCCTTCATCCACCCGGCGATCTCCTCCGACGTACAGCCCGTTTTCTTGGCGTAGGTGTCCACCAGCGAGGCGTCGAGCTTTTCCAGCATTTCCGCCGTGTGCAGGAGGTCATCGGCATTGCCCGCCGTGAACGTCCATGCCTTGTGGATCATGAAGAACCCGCCGGGCGCGATCTCCACCTCGTCACAGGCCACGGCCACGAAGGAAGCCGCGCTTGCCGCGTACCCGTCCACATGGGCGACAATCCGCGCCGGATGGTTCCGTATGGCCGCTTCAATGGCCCGCGCCGCGAACACCTCGCCGCCTGGGGAATTGATCCGCAGGTGGATGGTCGGCGCGGCGGTTGCGTTCAGCTCCTTCACAAAGGCTTCCGCCGCCACGCCACCCCAGTAATCGTCGGAAACGATCACGTCATAAAGGTACAGCGTGGCCTCCCCGGACTCTTCAGCCTTAGCTTTTGGGGGGCTGGCCGTCCTGTTCCGGGCGTTGTCGCGTAGGAGTTTCAACAGTCTGTCCATTTTCGTCCTTTTTCACCGGGTGTTGCAGTTCGTCGCCGCCATCGATGGGCGGCAGGCCCTCGGCGGCCCGGATCTCGTTTGTGGTCATGAAGCCCGGCTCCTGCATGGAGCCGCGGGCGATACGGTAGAACTCGCCCCGCGTCTTGGTATCGCCACGGGTCAGCTCGGATTCGTCGAACTCGGCAAAGAAACCGTCCCGGAACAGCTTGGCCTCAAGCTCCTGTTCAATGGCGGTCAGGTGATCGTTCAGGGTAAAGGTCGTAAACCAGCGTGCCATCTGCTCGACGCCGCTCCCCCACGATGAGGTCTTTTCCGTCTCCCCGATCATGACCGGGGGAACGCCGAAGAAACGGCAAATGTCGATGACAGAGAACTGCCGGGATTCGATAAGCTGCGCGTCTTCCGCGGACATGCTCAACGTCTTGGCCTCGCCGCCTTCAGTGAGAAGCAATGGGCGGTGGTGGTTGGCCGTGCCCGTATACCGGGCGTCGAAAAACTCCCGCAGATCGTCGGCTACTTTGGGATCGAGCTTGCCCGGATAGGTCAGGGCGATTTTCGACAGCATCCCGTTGCTGAAAAACCGGGCGCTGGACTCTTCCGCCGCCAGCCCGAGGCCGATCCCCTGTCCCGCCGCCGAGATGGTGGACAGGCCCCGCTTGCCGTCCCAACCGACATTGGGGACGTGCAGCATGTCGTCCTGATCGTAGAGCCGCGCCTGCCCGTCCTCGAACGTCACCCGGTAGAACAGCCTGTTCCGCTCCACGCCGAGCCGCTGATCAAGCCCGAGTTCCCATGCCCAATAGACAACCACGTTGCGCGGGTTCAGGGGATACAGCCCCACGGGTTCGCCGGAACGCTCCCGGATGATGTGGGCGTAGCCGTTCCCCTGAAGCACCTTGTGGGCGACAAAGGTTTTCCAGAACGTGGTGGACGTCATGAATCGGTTGGGCCGCAGGCGCAGCACGTCCGCCAGCGGGTGCCCGTGGGCAAGCTGGCGCTGTTCCGTGCCTTCCCGCAGGTAGACCTTCACCGGAGCCGAAGCCACCGCACCGCCGAGCAGTCGGACGCAGGCGAACACCGCCGAGAAGCGCATGGCGGACTCGGGCGTCACAACCTGCCCGGAGGCTACGGGCGCGCCCATGCCGAACAGTTCGGAGAAGTCGGAAAAAGAGGCCCCGCCGGATACGCTGGCATTCT